CTTTTATTACTGCCTTTACTTTTATTACTGCCTTTACTTTTATTACTGCCTTTACTTTTATTACTGCCTTTACTTTTATTACTGCCTTTATTAGTAATTCTTTTTAATTTTTTGTCATCTTTAATTTGTTTGTCATCTTTAATTTGTTTGTTATCTTTGCTTTGTTTATCATCTTTATCTTTTTTAACAATATTTTTTATAGCGAGATTATGTAATAATAATTTATGACTTTCATTATCTTTATAATTTTTAAGACTGAAAATATTAGACCAATATGAGGATAATCTTATTTGTCGCTCACGATATTTTGTATATAAATCACCGTGATAATTGGAACCATCAATATATTCAATCATTTTATTAATGACTTTAAATTGTTGATTTGAGACATCAATATTGAAAGCGGTTATTTCAGTACATAATTCTGGAGATAATTTAATTAATGGAAATATATCACATAAATATTTTTTATGTTCTTTTGTAATTAGTGATTCATTAGAAATTAAAGATGCAGGAATTTTAGAATTAAGAAAATTTTTACAAACAATATATTTATCAGAATTATAATCATGACTCATTAATGGTTTTATAATATGTATTTCTTCATAGAAATATTGCAATACAACTAATAATTTTAAACTGATGTCAGTGAATAATTCAAACATTTTTAAAACAAATACACCACCTTTTTTTTGACAATTAATTGCTCTAATAATTTGTTCATAAATTATACTTGCGGATGATTGTTCTTGTATATTTTCTAAACTCCACTGAGCACCACATTCAGAAACAATAAAATCGATATCTTTGATATTTTTTTTATTTAATATATTATTATTATTATTTAAATTAGTATTATAATATTCACGTTCATCTTCATTTTCATAATTATTTGTGATATTTTCATTAAATATATGATATTCATCATTTTTATTGTCACAATATGCTTTGCGAAAAGCTTTAACAGTATTTACTGAATAACCGAAATTTTGAGTGATGCTTAATGACTTAAATGATTTATTATTTGGATTAATTAAATTAAAATAAAATATAACTTCCCATAAAGCATAAAAATCATAACTAATATTATTATCAAATAATTTATTACTTGAAATATTCTCATCATAATCGTCTATAAGACTTTCATAACCATTTATAATATTATAAACTTTTTTTTTACCTTTGAAAGTATCAAATTTAAAAGATTTATTTTTTGATGCGTGTATCCAATGTTGAAACCCGAGAGAAAATTTAGGATAATTAATATCATCGCGAAATACTGGCGATAATATAAATTTTTCAATATTTATTTTTGGTGTTGATAGTGTTAAAACTATTGGATATTTATTATCTTCAATTTGTGATGGTTCTATATATTCTAATTCTTTTTTATATCTTGCTTGATTATTATTAATATTATTATTATTCTTATCAATTAAATATACATTTATATCTGGTCTATCTATATCTTGATATAAATTATATTCATCATCATCATCATTATTACTTATAAGATTATTATCAACAAAAAAATTTTTAGAATACGTTTTTTTATTATTCATATTATTATGTTATATTATAGATTTTTAAATATTTAATATTCAATTTTTATTCAACAAGAATACTCCAAATATTTTTATTTTTAACTGCTCCGTACTTTAAAAATATTTCAATGTCATGTTCATCATCTTTATTTGTTTTAATATTGATATAATATACGGGAAGTTTATTTTTTGTGTCTTCTTTGATATTAAACTCAAGAATATTTTTAGAATGCGCTTTTATTTTGTCTATAATATATTTAACTCTATCTTCTAAATTGTATGGAAAAGGATATTTTGGATGATTTGCGGGGATTCTTACATAAGTTAATTTATCTTTTCCTTTTGAATATTTTTCTTTTTCTAACATTTTATCCTGAATTAAATTACATATATCAGTTCGATTCATATCATTTGTTGTTTTAATGTCAAAAGATTTTGCTAATTTATCAAGATAATCTTTTGTTTTAGAATTATAACATACTGAACCTTTAATAGATGGAATACCGGTGCCGCGTTTTTTAGTTGAGTTTTTAGGTAATTTATTTCTAATTTTAAATACTTCTTGAATGTCATCAGCATTTTTATTATTTTTACGGTCTAATTCTTTATCAATAATGCCGACAACATTATTCTCTGGACGTTCATCATAATATTCAACTGTGTCATTAAAATTATATGCGGTTATGTCTTTTTCATTTTCAGTATTTTTTGTTTCTTTCATAAATTTATATTTTGGAAGACTTTTTAAATAATTATGTAATGTGAGACTAAAATTTAAATGTAATGTATTTGTTCTATAATATAATGGTACATTTTCATTTTCATTAAAAGGTTGAAAAATATAATATATATCTCTATAAATTAAATATCCGGCAATATTATTTTTGTCAAGAATAACATCTTTAAAATTATTAAAATCATTTTCTGTTATTGGAACAAAATCATCTAATGCTTTATAAACAAAAAAATCGTCAAATAATTTTCTTTTTTCTTCATCATAAGTATTTTTAACATATTCAATAATTTCATTTAATGTAAAAACATTATTACCAATATAAAGATTTTTTATTTTCTTTTTAGCATATTCAATTTCATATTGTGCTAATTCTGGCGTAAATGTTGTATAGTCAATTTTATCTTTTGATATTGCTTTATATAATTTACGCTTTGGGTCATAATATTCAAAATTTAATTTTGGATCATCACATTTATAATCACATTTAGTAAAATTACAAATTGACGGACATTTAATTTTAGCGTCTTTATGTAATTCACACGTATTATATTTTTCAATTTCTTCATTGAACATGTTGCCACTAACATTTAAAGGACAATCTAAAGCTCTTTCTTTCATTGCTCTTTCAAGTTTATTAATTAATATATATTTTTGTTCTGCTTTTCTATATAATTCTTCTTCAGTGCTTAATTTATCATTTTGTAATGTTATAACATATTTATATACATTAACGTAAGGATATAAATTATCTTCATTCATAAGTTTATAATGAGAACACCACCGAATACCACGCCCAACAACTTGATCGACTCTACCCAAATTCCAATAAGCATCTAATATATGAACTTCACCAATATTTTGCAAACTTACACCTTCGTTAATAACAATTGAACCTAAAACAAATTTAATATTACGGCCATCTTTATTCTCTAATTTATTAAAAATATCATCTAATATTCTTTTTTTATCGTCTGATATTTCTTCATTTTCTCCTTCATTTTCTTTTCCTGTTATTGTTAAAAATGTTGCTGGTTTAAATTTATGTTTGGGGATTATACCTAATTTATCCATTTGTCGTGGGGTATATTCTGTTGATGTTTCTGAAAATTCACTTTCATTTTCTTGATCACTTTCTTGATCACTTTCACTTTCACTTTCACTATCAGTACTAAATTCATCATTTTTTGGATCACCACCTTTGTGCGTTGTTTGTGATTTATGAGATTCATAAGTTTTGCCACAAAAATAACAAATAGTATTATTTTCATAAACATAATTTTCAGTGTCTTCTTGATACATTAAATAACCATTTTGCAATAATATTTCTTGAAATAAATCAATACCAATTCGAACGAGATTTGAATAAATAAATGCGGTTTTAACACCTTTTTTGCCAACAACTAAACGACTCAATTTTTTTAAACATTTATAAAATTTGATAGAGAATATTTTGAGATGTGGTATTTCAAGTATTTTGCCGGTTATATTTTTACCATCTTTAGACAATGTTATTAATTCATGATTTTTGTATTTATTTTTAAAAAATTTTTCATTTATTTTTTTATTTAATAAATCTCCTGAAATTTTAATTTGGTCTTTAACATAATTCATTCCTTCAATCCCATAATATCCCTCAATATTATCTTTATTTTTTGTTAAACCTGGATATGCCATATTTGCGACTGCTGATATAGAACGGTCTAATGCATCATCCGATTCATGTGTTGTTAAATTATATAGTTCTTGTTGAAAAGATGACATATTATATCCATTAAGATTCGTAAATAATAATCCCTTTGGAATACTGCCTCTATCAATTCTTTTTGCGAATGTTAAAGGATCACCACCACGAACATGAGAAACATAACCGTTTATCATATTTTTAAAATATTCTAATCCACCTTCTTTTAAATCTAATTCATAATTTTTATGAGTTGTAAATATTTTTTCTTTTAACATTGGGCTGTCGGCTGGTCTCAAAAAATTAATTAAATCAACAATGTCAGAACCTAAATTTTTCATTGGCGTGCCTGTCATTAAAACAACTTTTAAATTTACTGAATTACGAATTATTTTTTCTAATGCTGCTCCTTGTTCATTGCCGGTTAAATTATGTGCTTCATCAACTATGATAAGTGAATTATTAAGATTATAAATTCTATCTATTGCGTAATCTCGTTCAAATTCACCATCATTTGTTTTTCTATATACGGTTCGCCCTTTTTCTGTTTTATCTAAATTTTTTTCTATAATTTTATCCCCTGATACACGCTTATAAAAACTTCGATAACTCATAATTTTATAATATTGAGATGCATTAGCGTAAGCTTGTTTTAATTGTCTTTCTTTTTCATCCTCGTCTTGATAACTATATTTGTCATCTTCTTTATTTTTATAAGTATTATTTGTACATTTAATAATATGTTTCTTCCAATTATTTTTTAAAAATAAACCGGGCACGAGAATATGTATTTTAGTATTATATTTCTGCACTAATTGTTTAAATTTTTCTGCGATTGCTACTCCTACGCATGTATTGTGACATAATATACCATTTGCGATATAATTATGCGTGTCTTCAATTTCGACATCATATACATAATCGTTATAATGATGAATATTAATTCGAATTATTTTTGCATATTCTGGAGTAATATTATAAACACATATTTCATCATTTATTTTAAAAATATTTGTCCATTCATAAATATTATCGTGCTTTACATATAATTTGTGATTATAAGTAAGAATAATTGATTTATTATTATTTAATATAATTTCATATACATATGAATTTATTTTTTCTCTATAAAGTCGTATTATTTTTTTTGAAACAAATATATCAGTATAATTAAATGATTCAACATATAAATCATTATTTTGTTCTTTCCATTCACCATTATTATTATCATAAAAAATTGGCGATATAGCTTGATTCCATAAATCCTCTATATTAATATAATTATTATTTACCAAAATTTGAGTATCTTTACTTACACATTTCCCTGTTCCCAAACCATGAAAAATTAAAACTCCTCTATATGGAGTTTCTGGATTTATAAAATTACTTAACATCCCTTGATGAGAGTGCAATGTAAAATCAGAACCACAAATATCATCTCGATATTGTTTAATTGTTTCATATGATGTATTCTCATTTATTAATGGTCGTGCTGGAATTTTATTATAATAATATTCTCTTTTTTTAAATAATTTGTATTGAATATTTGGGTCATCGTGTTTTGGATGTGTAAAATCTTTTTTCATTAATTCTTTTGTTTCATCTTTAATATCATCTAAATTATTATATTTTGTATCATCTAATATATTTTCTTGTACGCTGCTTGAACTCGACAGAATATCACTGCTAATTGATGAAAACCCCTTATCGCTATTAATTTTTATTTTATTATTATTATCTAATAATGTATTATCATATGGGCTATTTGAATTTATCATGTATATATATATATATTAGTTAAAAAATTATAATTATTTAACTATAAATTAGTGTTATTTAAGATAATATTAATATAATTATAATAATTAAATGACTGATAATAATTATTCGTTTGAAAAGAAAAAAATATTAGCAACAAAAATAAGTCAAATGAGTAATAAAGATAATTTAAAAAAAATAAAAAAAATTATAATAGATAATAATTCATCTGTGCAAGCCACAAAAAATAGTTATGGTTCTTTAATGTATTTTCATAATTATACGAATGAGACTTATTTATTAATAGAAGAATTAATAACACAAATAGAGAAAGAAACACTTGAAAGAATTAATTCAATGTCATCTTGCTTGAGTGAAAATGTATTATCATCAGATGTTTTAAGTGACGAAGAGGTTGATTCAACCCCAAAAATGAAATATACAAATAAAGAAAAGAGATTAATAAAAAGACAAAAATACGAAAATGTTATTAGTAAAACAAATAATGAACAAAATAAAACTAATAATTAAAATTAATTTCAAAAAATATATATTTTATTTTTTTATAAAATTATTATAAAAAATTGAATTTTATATATTTAACATTTATAACATATAATAAAATTAAAATGAATACTATTAAACACGAAAAACAATTAAGCATTGAAAATTTGTGTAAATTTATAGAAGAGAATAAAGATAAAATTAATAAAAAAAATATATCATATTTAGAGAATATACCAATTGAGAAAGAATATAAAATAAATTATGTTGAGATAAATAAGAAAGCAACAATATTTCCATTGAAAGAGAAATTAGATAATATATTACACATTATAGCAAAAAAAAATAATTATATTCGTTATGGAGTTTTATCAATTGTTAAAAGTTTTCCTGAAACAGATATTTCATTTGTTTCAAGCATTATAGCATTATTAGTAGATAATTTTATAAAATTTAAAGAAGATGAACAACAAGAAATTATTGAGACATTTATGAGAAAAATTTATAAAGATGTAAAAAATAAATACAAAGAATATAATTATAATAAATTAGGATGGAACGCAAAAGAATTTTATTTACATGTAAAAAATTTTACAATTGGAAGAGATATTATGAGATATATAACAGATTATTTGAATATTAATATATTTATTATAGAATTATTTGAAGATAATATTAAATATATTGGAAGTGAGACATTTGTAAAATATAAAAAAAATTTAATATTAGTAAAACACAATGAAGAACACTATGAACCAGTATTTTGCGACACAACAAATGAATTAATTAATAAATTAATTGATACACCGATGTTTGTTGAAAAAATAGATTGTAATTTTGACAATAAAACAGAAGATAATAATTTTGTTATTGGCAATAATGATTTAGAAATTAAAGAAGAAAAAATAGAAAAAATAAATGTATCAGAAGATAATTCATTTGCAGAATTAAAAGAAATTGGTAAAAAATTAGGTATAAAATTAACACATATTAAAAATGGAAAACAAGGAATGAAAACAAAAAATGATTTAATAAAAGAAATTCAAGAAATTCAAGATTTACAAGTATAATATTTAATTTATCTGCACTTATTATTAAAAATAATAATACATTGTATAATGTATAATTGTCACAAAAAATTTACTAATAATAATTAAAAAATATTTTTAAACATAAAAATATTTCTATCAATTCTATATTAATATTTTTTTCATCATTAAAAAGTATCAATTGAACTAATTGAGATAGTGACAATATAAAATTTTATTTTTGTAAATTTATTAGTGTGATTTTATAAATTTTCATTAATTGTGATTTATTATTATTTTACTAATTATGAAATTTTATTATTGTGATTTTATAATTTTTCATTAGTTGTGATTTATTATTATTTTACTAATTATGAAATTTTATTTAAATTTATTATTGTGATTTTATAAATTTTCATTGGTT